TCATGGCGCGGCCTCCGGGGCGGGTGGCGTAAGCATGTCACGCACTACGGCCCCCAGTCCGGCCGTGCGCAGGTCGATGGCAATGCCCTCGGCACTCACGGTGACCCGATCGACCAGCAGCCGGACAAGGCGGGCCTGCTCGGCCGGGAACAGGGCCGACCAGACATTGTCAAACCGGTTGAGGGCGGTCGTCACATCGCCTTCAGTCAGAGGCTGTTGTTCCTGACGGGCTGCGGCCACAGTCTGTGCGACAATTTCCGGCGAGCGCACCAGCCGGCGCACCTCCCGGACCACGGCCGTCTCCACCATCTCTGCCGGCAGCCGCTGGGGCGCCGTGCTGTCCCTCGGCCGGCTGCGGATGACATCCATGGAGGTGTAGTAGCGGTAGAGCCGGCTGCCCTTTTTTGTAGCGGTAGGCGTCATCGCGGTCCCGGTCGGCCCGAAGATCAGCCCCTTCAGCAGGGCAGGCGTCTGGGCTCGTGTGGCCGCGGCGCGGGATCGCGGGCTTACCTGCAGGATGTGATGTACCCGGTCCCAGAGATCCTGGCTGATGATGGCCGCATGTTCGCCGGGGTAGGGCGTTCCCTTGTGCACCGCCTCGCCGAGATAAAGGCGGTTGCGCAGCATCTTGTAGAGGAAGCCCTTGTCGATAAGCTTGCCGCGTTTGCTGCGGACCCCGTCGGCGGCCAATTGGCCCACCAGCACCGTCGCGGATCCCAGTTCGACGAATCGGGTAAAGATCATGCGGACCGTGTCTGCCTCGGCCTCATTCACCACCAGCTTGCGGTCTTTGAGGTCGTATCCCATCGGCACATAGCCGCCCATCCACATGCCGCGGGCTCGAGAAGCGGCGAACTTGTCCCTGATCCGCTCCCCGATCACCTCGCGCTCGAACTGGGCAAAGCTGAGCAGGATGTTCAGCGTCAGCCGGCCCATGGAAGTGGTGGTGTTGAAACTCTGGGTCACGGAAACGAAGGTGACGCCGTTGCGGTCGAACACCTCGACCAGTCGGGAAAAATCCATCAGGGCGCGGGACAGGCGGTCGATCTTGTAGACGACGACCACATCCACCAGCCCATCATCGATATCGGCCAGCAATTGTTGCAGGGCCGGCCGTTCCAGGGTGCCGCCGGAATAGCCGCCATCATCGTAGCGGTCCCGCAGCGCCACCCAGCCTTCGCCCTTCTGGCTGGCGATATAGGCTTCACAGGCGGCGCGCTGGGCGTCCAGGCTGTTGAATTCCATCTCCAGCCCTTCTTCGGTCGATTTGCGCGTGTAGATGGCGCAGCGCAGGCGGCGCTGGGGCGCGGGGGAGGGGGATCGCGTCATGCCTTGTCCCTTGTGATTTCGCGCAGGCCAAAGAACCGCCAGCCGTTCCAGCGCACGCCGGTGATGGCACGGGCAATGGCCGACAGTGACTTGTATGTCCGTCCTTCGAACTCGAACCCGTCGCGCAGGACGGTGACGGTGTGCTCCACGCTATTCCATTCCCGCACCAGCCGGGTGCCGGCCACCGGCTTGCGCGGATCGGTGATCATGGTCTTGCGGATGGGATTGCCATGCATCTCATCGATGAGGGCGTCCAGCAGGCGCAACGTTTCCCGCGAAGGGCCGCCATAGACGAGTTCCTGGATCCGCCACGCCAGCCGCAGTTCCAGGAACGGACGGCTGTTGTTGGGGGCAGGGACGCCGAAGAGGCGGCGCCATTCCAGTTTCAGGTCGACGACGCTCATTTCCTTCAAAGCGGCCAATCGGGCCAGGACGGTTGCGTCCTTTTCCGCAGTGGTGCTCGCATCCGTGCCGATCGGGATCCCGCCTTGTCTGCGCGTCCGGGCCTTCATCATCGCTGGTCACTCCAGGAGCGGGGTTCGTGGACACGACCGCGCTGTTCGACCGGGAAGTCCAGGCGAATGTCTCTGCTGAGCAGCCGAGCCAGTCCGGCAGCAAGCAACCGGCCGACCTCGGCCAACCGGTCTTCTGCTGTCATGCGGTCTGGAGTGAGAGCATTGGGGCCGCTGAGCGTCTTAGCCATGAGATTGTCCGCAACGGATATCGATGGAGCGGACCGTAGGCGTCTGGAACAAAAAATAGAAGTAAAGTCAGATGCTTATCGCGGTGGAGCGAAGAAGAAGGAAACGATGCGGGACGGCACCGCCCGGCCGTGACCGACGGACTGCCTACTGAACGGTACTCCCGCCACGGCATGGGGCTTCACTGCTCGTGTTGGTCTCGGTAGGTCCGGTGCGACTGTCGCACCACCCCGTCCTTGACCTTGCTGAGCCAACCCTATACGTCAATCAGCGAAACAACGTGCAGTGAGGCCGGGACGCCACTCGATGAGATCGCTATGACCCAGACCCCGACGACCTTCGGACAGGCAATCGTTCAGGCTCGGAAGGCCAAAGGCCTTAGCCAGAAGGAACTGGCGGCACGCATCGTCAAGGACGAAGGCGGAAACATCTCGCCACAATACCTGAACGACATCGAACATGACCGTCGGAGCCCGTCCTCCGATCATCTGATACGACAGTTCGCGGCGGAACTAGGCATGGACGACAACATCCTGTTCATCCTGGCCGGGAAGATTCCCGACGAAACCCGGCGTAACGTGAAGGATCTGATGAAGGCCGCCGATGCCTTCATGAACTTCCGGCGCGACGCATCCAACTGACGGCGGGCCGCATGGTGAGAATGGTTCGGGACACGACGGGTCGATTTGCCGAGCGGCCCCACTATGCGCCCGACGAGCTCGACCGGGAGTGCGAGCGGATCGTGACCCGGCTGCTGCGGGGCCGTCGCAGCGGGTCCCTTTATCCGATCACCACGGATGAACTCACGATCCTGATCGAGCAGAGCGGTGCCGGTCTGGATGCCTACGCCGACCTGTCCGACTTCGGCGGCGACGTGGAGGGCGTCACCATCTTCCATCCGGATCGGGACCCCGAAATCCTGATCTCCGACCGCCTCGCCAACGACGAGCGCCGGGAGAACCGGCTGCGCACGACGCTGGCGCATGAATTCGGCCATCTTTACTTCCATCGGCATCTGTGGGCGGACAAGCTCGCCGCACGCCGGCTCTTCGACCGACTGAGCCGCGACAACAAGGCCATCTGCAAGCGCGACACCATCCTGAACGCTCGCGATGTCGACTGGATGGAGTGGCAGGCCGGCTATGTAAGCGGGGCGATCCTGATGCCGGTGACGGCGGTCCGTCGCCTAGTGTCGGACTATTGCGGACCTCGCAACCTCCATGCGGCCGTATCCGTCGCCTCGGAGCACGGACGGCAGATCGTAGCCCACGTCATGGAGACGTTCCAGGTGTCCGAGGATGCCGCCCGGGTGCGGCTGTTCAAGCTGGGCCAACTGACCGCCTCGGACCAGCAGCCGTCGCTGTTCGGGTAGGCGGCCGCGAATCCGCGGAACTGCGTATTTTTTCGATTGACTCCGATCGATAGGATTGTATACGCTCTTTAGCAGATTGACGTGTCGTGCACGTCGTTGCCAAGGAGCTACTCATGCCGTCCGTTACCACCATCGTCCGCAAGACCCCTGCCAGCAATCTCCGTCAGTACTTCGACGCCCGGGGCATCGTTCTCCCCCCGGCCGTCAACTGGGACGGTCCCGAAGGTGAGATCGTCCGCCCGCTGCTGCGCGCGGTCGATGAACTGGACCCGGAGACCCGCGCCCGCATCGCCAACGATGTCGAGCGGGTCGGCGAGATGGCCGACGAAGCCGGCGAGGCCGCCCTTTACAGCGTCGCCCCTGACACAGGGTACCTGGATGCGCTTCCCAACGCCTATGCGCGCGCCCTCTGGATGTTCGTTAACGAGGCGGAGCTGTTCCGCCGCGCCGAAGAGGTCCGCTACACCGACGATCGTCGCCATGGCCGGATGTGGGACGGTTTCGTCGCCACCCCGAACCTTGAGGTTCGCCGGGATGCCGCGGCACTCGAGGTGTTCAAGGACGCCGTGCGCCAGCGCTTCGAGTCGCCCAACGTTCAGGTCGACGTGTTCGACCGACACCGCCCGACTTTCGTTGGTGACGACCGCAATGTGGTCCAGGTGACGGTGTACAGGGAGGGCCGTCCGGACGATTTCCTGGAGTTCGTGGACGGCGCGCTGGACCGGCGTCCCCGCCGGCCGGTGTTCGAGGCGGCGCTCACCTACGAGCCGGAAACCGGGGTGATCGAGGTGGTCGCAAGGGACCGCGAAAGCCGGCCCGATCTCGTCCGCCTCTTCGCCCGCGATCTTCTGGCGACCGAGTTCCGTGAGGAACGACTGCCGCTGCGCCGGTTCGACCTGTCGGTTCTGAGCCGCCCCTGCACGTTCGACAGCGATGAGGATGACGAGATCGCGGCAGTGCGCGTGAATCACCTGCGGCTGATGCCGTTCGACACCAATGGCGAGCGGATCACGCTGGAGTGCATGCGGGGTGCCGACACCAACATCTGGGAGATGGCGGCCCGGCGGCTGGGAGACGCCGATCCCCTGCAGGGTGGCTGGACCGTGACGCAGGCGAAACTGACCATCCGGTTCCACCCCGAACCCGGCTCGAACCGCGGGAAGACCCTGCCGCTGACCATCACTATGCCGCACGGGTGCGACCTGAAGGACCGAACCGAGCGCGAGCGCCTGATTGGCGAGAAGTATCTCCGGCGCTGGGGCATCGTCCGCGATGTCTGACCGACCGCCGCGGCTCGACCGCCCCGCGGTCGACCTGCTCCTCCAAATTATGGAGACCCCCGACGCCTTCATAACGGCGTCAGCCATCGAGGCCCTTGGTCCCCGACTGGCTGCACCACTGATCGCTGCGGGTTTGCTGAAGCCGGCGGGGCATGAGGCGACAGCGGTCTCAATGAGCGACCACGATGATGTCCCGGTGAACCTTACCCGATCGGCGGAACACCGAGGATACGGCTACTTCAGCCCGACGGCGGGGTGGATCACCGTACCCACCGAACTGAGGACTCGGCATCGGGTAGACATTCCGATGTTCATGGCGCAGTTGTTGCTGGCCTCCCTCGACCGGAGGCCAGCTGGTACGGTGCCGCTCATTCCTGAACTCTTGTGGGAGGTCGGAGACGTTCGCCTCGGTCGCAGACCTCAGCGGGTGCCCTTGTGGTTCGCGCGCCGACTCCATGATCAGGCCGTATGGCGGCAGGTCAAGGGCGTGGCCCAGGCCCGACCCGCGCCCGGGCTTCGCGTGTTGCTCACCAGCACCGCATTCCGCCGCGTTCCGGACGATGGGGTGGCGGGACATGAGATCATCTCCGTACCGGATGTGATCGATCACAACGCCGGAGTCGCCCTTCACCCGGAGATCCTGGCGGCCCGTGTCGGTGGCAGGGACCATCGGAGCGATGGCCCTCTGGCCCACACCGCGGACTTCACGGTCGTCACCGTTCATGGCAAGGACTACCCCTTCCGCGGCGCCAAGCAGCGGGATCTTGTCCGTCAGCTTGTGGACGCGTTTCAGCGTGGCTCCCCGCGGTGCCTGACAGCAAAAGTCCTGGAAGAGGCCAATTACAACAGCTCGGTCAATACGATCGCCAAGGCCTTCTCGGGAAGGGATGACTGGCGGGAGTTCATCGCCGAGGACGGCGGATCCTGTTGGATATTCACCTGAGCTTGCTCTCAGACGGCCGCCTCCGGGCGGCCTTATTTTTTGCCCTTTCTGCGACTCCTACCCTCAGCCCTTCCCGGCTCCTCCCCCCGGCTTTGCCATCCTCTCCGCAGGTTTTCACGCAAGACCGAAGGAGAACGTGATGGCAATCAGCCATTTGACCCAGACCGATCTGGCCCGGCGCTGGCGGATCAGCCCGCGCACCCTGGAGCGGTGGCGCTGGCTGGGACGGGGGCCGAAGTACCTGAAGATCGGCGGCCGCGTCGTTTACCGCCTGGAAGATATCGAAGCCTTCGAAGCTGAAAAGCAGCGGGAGGCGGTCGCATGACCCAGGCGATGACGGCAGACACCTGCGCAGAATCCCGCAGCGGTCACTTTGTTTTCTCCCCGGTTCGCGGGCGAAACCGGGCGAAAACACGCGAATTGGTCCAGGGAACCGCGTTCTGTACTTCACTGGGGATGCAGACCCCCGATCCCACCCGCACCCTGGTCGCCGACGAAACTGCACTCCTGGACTGGCTCCGGACCGCGCAGCCAGGTGACCGATTCGTCTACCACATCGGCCACCTCGCCGCCGACCGTGTGCGCGGCACCACCGGCCTCACCGACCCGCAGCGGGAGGCGCTGTGCCGGCTGGCCGACCGCGTCCTGACGCTGGTCACCGACGACACGCTGACGGCGGCACAGCGCCGCCGCGCCGACGGGCACATGGCCTATCTCGCCATCAAGACGTCCGGCCGAAAGGTCGGCAGGAGGTTTCCATGACCGCCACCCCGACGCCGACCAACCGGGTCACCCTGGACGCCCTGACGGCGATGCCGGTCGGCGAGATCGCTGGCCTACCGGTCGACCAGCTGGCCCTGCTGCTCGACGATCTGGCCGAGATGAAAGCCCGGCTGAAGCGGCTGGACGACTGGCTGAACGGCGCGCTGGCCCTGCGCTACGGCGAGCGCGCGCAGGCCCTGCGCCGCGATCAGGGCAAGCTCACCGGCATCGTCCGGATCGAGGAGGCCGACGGCTTCGTCGCCATCTGCGACGTGCCGAAGAGGCCCGAGTACGACCAGGAGAAGCTCCGCGCGGCGGTCGGCACCCTCCGGTCCTGGGGCTCCAACCCCGACGACTACGTGACCACCGAGATCAAGGTCAGCGAGACGAAGTACGGCGCCTGGCCCCCGGAAATCCGCCGGCTGTTCGAGCCGGCGCGCACCGTCCGGCTCGGCAAGCCGAGCTTCCGCATCGAGCGCCCGACGCCGCGCTGACCATCCCGGACGCGGCGGGGTGGCCCTATCCGCAAGGACGGGCGGGCTTCCCTTCGGCGCCTGGTCAACACCCCGCCGCACCCCTTCGACCTGCCTTTTCAGGGATCCATAGATCATGGCCATCCGCATCATCACCGCCGACGAGCGCCTGTCGACCGCCAGCAACAAGACCAGCTTCGCCATTTTCGGACCACCCGGTGTCGGCAAGACCTCGCTGCTGAAGACCCTGCCGCCGGACCGGACTCTGTGCCTGGACCTGGAGGCGGGCCTGAAGTCCGTCCAGGACTGGCGGGGTGCCAGCATCCCGATCCGCAGCTATCTGGATTTCCGTGACCTCGTCGTTCTGATCAGCGGCCCCGACCCGGCGGTCCACCCGACCGCCACCTATGGCGAGGCGCATTACCAGCATGTCCGGGCCAGCCATGCCGATAGCGGGCTGGAAGCGTTCCTGGCCTCCAAGCCCATCCTGTTCGTCGACAGCATCACCGACCTGTCCCGGCAGGTGATGACCTTTGCCCGCCAGCAGCCCGAGGCATTTTCCGAGCGTACTGGCAAACCCGATGTGCGGGGGGCGTATGGCCTGCTCGGGCGTGAGGTGATCCACGCTTTGAAGCTGCTGCAGCACGCGCCGGGCAAGACGGTGATCTTCGTCGGGGTGCTGGAGAAGGTGACCGATGAGTTCAACGCCGTCACCTGGCAGCCCCAGATGGAGGGCGCCAAGATCGGCCGCGAACTGCCCGGCATCGTCGACCAGGTCATGACGATGCACTTTTTCGACAGCACCAGCGATGGCGGATTTGCCTTCAACGAGAAGGGCGAACACCGACGGCTGGTCTGTCGCGCGGGCAATCCCTGGGGCCTGCCGGCCAAGGACCGCAGCGGTCGCCTCGACCCGACCGAGCCGTCCGACCTCACCGCCCTTTTCACCAAGATCAACGCGCCCGGCACTGCCGCCGCGACCGCCTGAAGGAGAGCACCATGTATGATCTGAACGATGCCCAGCCGCAGATGGCCCCGGCCGGCGACCTGATCCCGGACGGCACTTTTGCCCGCGTGCGCATGACCATCCGCCCGGGTGGCGCGAACGGCTCCAGCCCGCTGGATGCCGGGTTGCTGACCGCCTCGAAATCCTCCGACGCCAAGATGCTGGATTGTGAATTCACCGTCGTCGAGGGGCCGTTTGCCCGGCGGAAATTCTGGCAGAACTTCACCGTGGCTGGCGGCAAGCTGGATGACAAGGGCGTGTCCAAGGGCTGGAACATCGCCAAGGCCGCCTTCCGCGCCATGGTGGACAGTGCCCTGGGGCTGGATCCCAAGGACATGAGCGACGCCGCCAAGGCGAAGCGCACCCTGCGCGGGCTGAAGGATCTGGACGGCATCACCTTTGTCGCCCGCATCATGGTCGAGCCGGCGAGCAACCCGCAATACAAGGATGCCAACAAGCTGGCCCACGTGGTGACGCCCGATGAGCCGCAGCACGCCCTGGTGCTGCGCGGGGAGACGGTGCCGCCCGAACCCGTGAACGCCAAGCCCCGCAAGGCAGCGGAACCCGCGGCGCAAGGTGGCCCCGCCTGGGCTGCCAACCCAACGGCCACCGCCAACAGCGGCACTGCCTGGAATGCGGCCCCCGCCTGGGCGGGCCAGACCACGCCGCCGCCATCGCCGCCCGCCGCTCCGGCTGGGCCGGCATGGCTGAACGGCTGACCGGGCCGGCACCACCGGCATGACCGACGATGAATGGCAGGCGCTGGCAACGCGCGAAGCGGCAAAGGCGATCGGACAATGGCTGGAAGGACGAGGCCGACTGCATCAACCCATTTCGGTGCTGACGCTGGCAGAGCTGGAAGCGATGGCAGCAAACGCCGTCGCCCGGTTCGTGGTGCTGGCCGCCCGAAGGATTCGCGACCAGCCAAACGACAGCCAGGACCCCGGATCAGGTCCGGGGCAGGACCTGACCCGGCTCTTGCTCGGATAGGCCCTTGTGGACTGTGCCACCGGGAGGGACGCGGCTTCCTCTACCTGCACCGGCACAATCCGCTGCTGTTCCACCGCTTCTGCTCCATGGGCTGCCTTGATGCAGGATCCCGTCTGGCAAAGGAGAATAACGGGATGATCGACAAGACCGCACGGGAGATGCGGGCGCTGAAGGACGCCCGCCGCCCCTTTGCCGAGGCGCTGACCGACCTTGGCCTGATGGAACCCTTTTTCCATCGCACCGCCGCCGAGATCGACCGCCTGATCGAGGCCGCCGTCACCGGCTATGTCGAGAGTATGCAGCGCCAAGCCGGCGTGCAGGAGCGGACCGGTACCGCGCTGGACGACCCTTTGCCGTTCTGAAACCGGGCTGCCGCCATGATCGACCTTAACCACGGTTCCGGCTGCCAGTATGAGCGACCGGCCCGCGACCCCGGCATTGCCGCCGCCATCAACGCTGCCATCGATGCTGCCCTGGCCACCCGCAACCGGGCACAGCCGCCCCGGCACTATGTCAGCACCTCTGGCATCGGTCGCGAATGCCTGCGCCAGATCCAGTACGACTATCTCGTTCTGCCAAAGGATGCAGGGGCTGATTTCACGGGTGCCACCCTGCGCATCTTCGAAGCCGGCCATCGTGGCGAGGATGTGGTGGCCGACTGGCTGCGGACTGCCGGCTTCGACCTGCGCACCCACCGCCGGGACGGAAGGCAGTTCGGCTTTTCGGCTCTGGACGGGCGGTTCCGTGGCCATATTGATGGCTGCCTTGTCTCCGGCCCCGCCGCCATGGCTTATCCGGCCCTGTGGGAGAATAAATGCCTGGGGGCGGCGTCGTGGAAGGAGGTAGTCAAGCGGGGCGTCGTCCTGGCCCGGCCTGTCTACGCAGCACAGATCGCGCTGTATCAGGCCTATATGGATCTGCCGGAACCTGCCCTGTTCACGGCACTCAACCGCGACAGTTGGGAACTGCACGCCGAACTGGTGCCCTTTGACGCGCCGCTGGCGCAGCGGATGAGCGACCGGGCGGTGGAGGTGGTGCGGGCATCCGCGGCGCAGGAACTGTTGCCCCGTGCCGCCGCCCACCGCACCTCGGCCCTGTGTCGCGGTGGCTGGACCGGCGGTGAATGCCACGCGCCCTGTGCCTGGCAGGACCGTTGCTGGGGGCCTGCGCCATGACCGGCATCACCCCGTCCGCCAACCAGACCCGCGCCATCGCCGCCATCCGCGACTGGTTTGAGAACCGCACCCGTGAACAGCCGGTGTTCCGGCTGTTTGGCTATGCCGGCACCGGCAAGAGCACCGTGTTGAAATTCGCGCTCGACGATCTCGGCCTTGACCCGCATCGCTCCGGCAGGGAGGGCGGCACCATGGTGCCGGGCGTCGTCACGGCCACCTTCACCGGCAAGGCGGCGCTGGTGCTGCGGCGCAAGGGCACGCCCGCGCGCACCATCCACAGCCTGATCTACCGGGTGATCGAGGCAACCGAGGAGGAGATCGAGGCGGCGCGGCAGAAGATCGTCGAGGCCGAACAGCAGGCACGCACCCTGTCCGGCTTTGAGCGTGTCACCGCCGATGCAGCGATTGAGGCCATGCGCCAGGGTCTGAAGGACATGCGCAAGCCGCGTTTCGACCTCAGCCCCGACAGCGATGCCGCCCATTGCCGGCTGATCGTGCTGGACGAGGTATCGATGGTGGGCACCGACATGGCCCGCGACCTGCTGTCATTCGGCAAGCCCATCCTGGTGTTGGGCGACCCCGGCCAGTTGCCACCGATCAAAGGCGAAGGCGCCTTCACGCAACAGGATCCCGACATCATGCTGACCGAGATCCACCGGCAGGCGGCGGAGAGCGCCGTCATCCGGCTGGCCACCTGGGCGCGGGAGGGCCGGCCGATCCCCATGGGCCGGCATGATGATCACGTCTGGAAGCTGGCCAAGACGGCGGTGTCGCCGGACCAGTGCCTGCGCGGCGGACAGGTGATCTGCGGCCTGAACGCCACCCGGCTGCACCTGAACAACGCCCTGCGCCGTGCCGCCGGCCTCAATGGCGGCTGGTTGCCGACAGGACCTGCCGAGAAGATCGTCTGCCTGAAGAACCGCAACGACCTTGGCCTGATCAACGGCATGTTCCTGACCCTGGATGACATCGTGGATGAGGGCAGCCTGTATTTCTCCGCCACGGTGGCCGACGAGGACGGCAACGCCATCGGCCCCGTCGGCCCGGAAGGAAAGCGGGAGCGGTTGCGCCTCTACAAGGGGCATTTCGAAGATCACCATGTCCTGGACAAGGACCGCCACGACCGCGACTGGAAGGAGAAACGGCGTCTGGTCGAAGCAACCTTCGGCTGGGCCATCACCGGCCATAAGGCGCAAGGCAGCCAGTGGGAGAACATCATCGTCTGGGACGATGGGCTGGGCCGCACGGCGGAGGACCGCGCCCGCTGGCTCTACACCGCCATCACCCGGGCCGAGAAGGGGCTGGTGGTCCTGGCATGATCGACCTCAATGATGTCTGGCAGCCGCCGCCCCGGTTCGATCTGCGCCAGGTCCGTGACCGGCTGGCGGCATCGGCACCCGATTGGCTGCCGGCCCTGTTCCCCAGGGGGCGCCTGTCCGCCGACCGCCGCACCCTGCGCTGTGCCGATCTCTCCGGCCGGCCGCCGCGCAACGAAGGCTCCTGCGTCATCCATCTGGCCGGCAGCCATGCCGGCTGGGGCTTCGACTTCGCCACGGGCGAAAGTGCCGGCCCCATCGACCTGATTCATTACGCCACCGGCCTGGAGGACGCGCCGCTGTTCGAGGAAGCGGCCCGGCTGGCTCGCCTGGATATGCCGCTGCCGGTGGCCCGACCCGCGGCTGCCAAACCGGACCACAGCTTGGAAATTGCCCGCATCCTTGATGGCTGCCGCCCGCTGGCCGGCACGGTGGCGGAAACCTATCTGCGCAGCCGGGGCTTGTCGGAGCCCGGTTCACCCGACCTGCTTTTCCATGACGACCTGACGGACTATGACAGCGCGCGGGGTTGGCCCGGCATGGTGGCCCTGGTACGCGACAATGCCGGCCAACCCACCGGTGGCATCCACCGCACGTTCCTGCTGGAGGATGGATCGGGCAAGGCCCCGCCGGGCAAGAAGATGCTGGGGCCGATTGCGGATGGGCATGTCCGGCTGGCTCCCCTCGGCGCAGACGGTCATCTGGGCGTGGCTGAAGGCATCGAGACGGCCCTGGCGGCAACAGCGATCTTCGGCATTCCCACCTGGGCCGGGCTGTCGGCCGACGGCGTGCGGCGGTTCCAGTGGCCCGACGGCGTGCGTCACGTCACCATCTTCGCGGATGCTGGCGACGCCGGACGCCAGGCCGCCGCCGCGCTGGCCGACCGGCTGAACCGGGCCGACATTCCCAACACCATCGTCGTCCCGCTGCACGGCGATGATTTCAACGATGATCTGCGGCAAGGGGCGACCACCGCTGACTATGGCCTGGTGCCTGCCGGGCAACCCGCCCCGACGCCCCGCACCCTGGCGGAGATGGAAGCCGCTGCCCTTGCGCTGACCCACCCGCCCGACATGACGGACCTTGCCCGCCTGCTGGGGGCCATCGCCACCGCGCGGCTCGACCCCGTGCCCATCCGGCACCTGCTGACCACCATCAAGGCGACCACCCGCATCCCGGTTTCGGTGCTGGAGAAGCAGTTGCGCGACCTGCGCCGCCGGCTGAATGGCGGCGGGGGTGACGCACCGGCGATCCGCCCGCCCTGGGCCGCCATGCTGCGCATCGGCGATGACGGCGCGCCGGAGCGCAATGAGGCCAATGTCATCACCGCCCTGTCCAACGATCCGGCCTTTGCAGGTGCCCTGGTCTTCGACGAATTCCGGCAGGAGATTCTGGCGGCCCGCCCGCTGCCCTGGGAAAGCGGCCCGTTCCAAGCCCCGCGCCCCTGGAATGCCACCGACGATGTGCGCTGCGCCGAATGGCTCCAGCGCCGGGAGATCAACGTCACGCCCCTGGTGGTCAGCCGCAGCGTGGGTGCGGTGGCCAACGACATCCGCGTCCATCCCGTCCGCGACTATCTCGACCATCTGCGTTGGGACGGCACGCCACGGCTGGAGACTTGGGCCATCCGCTATCTGGGCGCCAAGGACACGTCGCTCAACCGCGCCTTCGGGGCCCGCTGGCTGATCTCCGCCGTCGCCCGCATCCGGCACCCCGGTGCCAAGGTCGACCATATGCTGATCCTGGAAGGGCCGCAGGGCACCGGCAAATCCACCGCCCTGAAGATCCTGGCCGGGGAGGACTGGTTCACCGACGAACTGGCGGAGATCGGCAGCAAGGACTGCGCCCAGCAGATGCGCGGTGTCTGGATCATCGAGATCGCCGAACTGGACGCCATCGGCCGGGCCGAGGTCGAGCGCATCAAGGCCTTCCTGACCCGCACCACCGACCGCTACCGCCCGCCCTATGAACGCTACGTCATCGACGTGCCCCGACAATGCGTCTTCGCCGGCTCCGTCAACCCCGACACCTATCTGCGCGACGAGACCGGTAACCGCCGCTTCTGGCCCCTGCGCTGCGGCCGTATCGACCTTGACGGCCTGCGCCAAGACCGCGACCAGCTTTGGGCCGAGGCGGTGGCCCGCTACCGCGATGGCGCCATCTGGTGGCTGGACGATCCCGACCTGATCGCCGCCGCCAAGCTGGAGCAGGAAGCCCGCTACCAGGGCGACGCCTGGGACGCCCGCATCGACCGCTGGCTGACCCATGAACGCCGCCGCGTCAATCGGGGCGCCCTCGGCTATGACGACTGGCGCGACGAGGAGGTCGAACGCGACCAGCCGGTCTGTGACGTATCCGTGGGTGAAATCCTGGAAGGAGCGCTGGGGATTGAAACGGGGAAATGGTCACGGGGCGACCAGATGCGCGTGGCAGCGTATCTGAAGGCCCGGCAGTGGGAACGGTACAAGGCAGGGGCGGGTGGACGGCGGGAGTGGCGGTATCGGCGGCCGGTGTGGCTTTAGTGTAACGGCGTCACCCAGAATGCCACAAAAGTAGGAACATTTATTTCTTAATTTATTTTCTACAGATGAATTTAAATCTAACCTCACCCGAAAGTACGTGCCGTTACATACATTTTTCCGGGTGAGGTTCTGAGTGTTTTTGCCATAATTGTCACATTTATATCTCAGTAATCATTATTCTATTTACGCCAAAATTATTCATGGCTGTCTCATTTCTTGTTGAATGGAGCGAAGAGCTTGATCGAAACCCTCGGCTTCACCCTGCTGTTCATGAGATCTCGATTTTTCCCCCGCATCATCCCAGGCTGCAAAAAATCCACCCAATAGCAGAAGCAAAAATATCCACCCGCCGACAGACGGGAATATCCATCCCACGAGCGCCCCCATAATCGCTGCGACAAGTAGATACTTCAGAACGTAAACCAAGAACCAGACAAAGCGCATGTCAGGCAGCCTCCACCAAGCGGACCAGCGAATTCTGATCCTGGTCGTTCATCGGAATAAGATTGTCTATTTGATAGCGGTGTCGTGCAACAATGTAATCCTTTAGAAACGCTTTGTCCTCGTCGCTAACCGGTTGGTCGTTAATCATTGCATTGAATACGTTAAAGAATCTCAAATCATCATCCTTTAGGGTCTTTCCTCTTGCTTGGGCTACAGTCAGCTCGACATAGTCCCGGAGTCCATAGTGTAGAATCAAAGAGCCGCGAGTCATCCCACGCGTGCGCTGCTTCTCCGCAAAGTTCCAGGCCTTTAATGTACTATAACGGATCTTTAGTTCCTCAATCTGTCGTTGCTGCTCCTGCATCGCTCGGCGTAGAGTTTCAATTTCCTTCTGAAGAATACGGACCTGCTCCTTGAGCCGGTTGATTTCCGGCTGCCGGGACAACGCGCCGACAGCCAGGCTGCCTGCGGCGGTCAGTACGAGGGGAATGATGAACGGAAGCGCCATGGTCATTTACCTATCAAAGAAATCTTCAAGGGAACGCATGCGGGAATCGAATTCGGTGAGTTCAAGGACGTAGCCGGAGGCTCTCGCGTGACTCACCAGATCCCGGCCAGAGGCGAACACCTCCGCCTCCAGCCTGGCATTCTCGTCATAAATCCGCTTTGTCACCTTCTCAAGTTCAGCAATGTCCCTGTAGTTGATTCGGTAAAGCGAGTACATCTCCTTGATAGTCATGACCGCCGTAGGCCAACTGATAAATGGCACACCAGTTTTCATGACCCCGATGGTGGCCTTACCGAAGAATTGCGATGAATACGCTATAACCCTCACTTGGTTGGCCGCGGCCTCATCGTCCCTGTTCATGACCCGATTGTGGGCGGCGCAAAGCATAGAAGTCAGCCCCGTCGCGCCAATATCAGCAGCCTTGATGGTAAAGAGATTTCCAAAAGCCTGAACGATCTCCGCACCATCTCCGCCATTGGTGGATGATTTGGCAATATCCCACAGTCTGTTCCCAAGCTTTCCGTTGTCTTGCACATAGTCGAAAAAAGAATGGAATGGGATAGGAAGCCCTTGCTTGGAAAACGTGTCGCCAACGAGATGCCTGAAGACCTGAGCGATTCCGCCGAATATGCTCCCTTCCTGCTTAATCAGAAGCGCAAACGGGTTGTCCGGTCCGATGGAGAAGATGTCATGCCCCCACATAAGGCGATGAATCCCAAACGACACACGCTCACCAGCACGGTTAATGTATTCGCCGTTGACAGCGTCGATTGCATCATCCTTGTGCCCCATGAGAAGCTTTATGATGTGTTCGAACGCGGTTTTCGGCGCCTTCCCACTAGACGCTATGTCGTGAATCTTTTTGGAAAATTCTTTGACGGCATCGGAGGCTGAAATCGCGGCCCCCGTCGCCCCGTAGAGCACGGGGAGAATGAAGTTGCGCGGGTCGTTTGAAGGCGGAGAGATCTTCCCCAGGCTGCCAAGCGTGCGCTCTACAGGAGTTATCTGCTTGCCAAATCGACTTTGTACGTCATCAAGCTGACACAGCGATAATTGGCACGCACGAGCGACGTCCGTCATTCCGCCCCTCCCAAGCCATAGGCGATCACGAGCAATGTGGAAATCAGTGCATCGCCGTGCTCACCGAACTTATCGTCAAGCTTACCGATAATGCTATCCTCGATCTCTACATCAATCTGCGCATCCTCGGCTTCAGCAAGGCTACACACCATACGAACATTCTTATTTTTCTTGGAAAAATATCCAAGCAACCAGTTCAATGTGACATTGATGTTGTCCTCATCGCGACCGGAGGCGACGAAAACACGCTGCGATACCTTGCACTTCATCACGTCCTCCCTCAGCAGCTATTCCTATAGGGGATCGACGATCATCGCCAAGTCCCCGAACCCTCTTACCCAGGTGTTAAGCTCCCGCTCGCTTGTTGTGGTGACCGACAGGGTTATGCTGCCGTCGGGATGGTCCTCAATGAGCTGGTCGTCGCTCCAGATCCGGTCGCGTACGTAATCGGCGGCCTCGGAGGCGATGCGGATGCGGATGCGCTTCGGCTGGTGCCAGACTAGGCCAAAGCTGCGGGCGTCTTCGTCCCCGGCATCGAAGCTGAAATACTCCCCTGTGGGCGTCACGTCGATGATCCGGTGCAGCGAGAAGGTGGTCGGCCTGTCTTTCAGCAACGAGCCTTCCTCAAGCCGATACCCCTCTGCGTATAGGGTCCCGCTCATTGCAAGGATGCGGCCGGGCGCGTAGCGATAGGGCTGCGCCTGTCCGCGGCCAGTGGCTTTATAGATCACGCGGCAGACTTGCCGCCGCTCTATCGCCATTCGGAGACGGGCGATAGTCGGCAGATGAGGTGCGTAGTCTATGAAGCCCTTCGGGCGGATTCCAAGGACGGGATCGCGTGCGGCCCGGTGCCCCTGGCTTTCGGCCAGTTGCAGCGCAAGGGACGTCAGGGTCCGGTCGATGCGTTCGGCCACGCCTTGCGGCAGGTGGGGTGCGGCCAAGTCGCGGCAGACGGCGAGAAAATGAACCTCTTCGAAGGAGAAGCCCAAGGCGTGAGCCTGGGCCTTGGAACGCAGCCTGTAGAAGCGGCGGCGCTCCTCAAGTCCGCTCTCGATCTCCGCGTCCTTGCCCAGGTGCCGCTCAATGACCGCGATCAGGCGGCTGACCGTCTGAGGAGAGCAGCCCAGGTCGCGGGCAATGTCGGCTTGGAAATGTTTACCGCCAGCGAGCGTCAACCTCTGATAGAGAGTCAGCAGCTTGTCCCGTGGCAAAGCGTCAGATTGCTTTCGAGGCATGACCGACCATCTTCAACCAATTTCACGCATCAAGCTCATACCATCCCTTGATTCCGAGCATCGCCCGCAACGAGGACGACATGGTTTCTGGCGAAAAGGACTGCTCCGTAGAAGGCAAATCCCGTCACTAAGATGCATCCTACAAACCGGCACATGGGCTTCTCCGTCATTGCGTGGCGTGGCCAGCGGGAGCTGACACGAAATACGATACTTCCCACTCCCCCCAGATTCTGACGGGCATCCACCTTTTTTGGCGGCTGAGTAAACATCTTACGATCAATCAAATTTGAGGCACTCTGCCCCGCCTTTTGGTTGAAGTCCAGCCGCTATCTATTATTGAACGTCGTTGTGAAATGAGCGTATGGACCACGCTGGGTGTAGGTGCTTCGGTTCAGCGAAGCTACGACGATCATTGTCACCATAGAGGGTAAGAATGCTCACGTCCGTCCATGATTATCCTGTTCCAACCTTCCCCCAAGTACTCCGTTGATATCCGCTGAGGTTGGGACAAGCCCCGAGCCCAGTTCCAACTCAGCCCGCCCGACATGTCCCAACCGTCCCAACCTCATCAGGAGGTTGGGACACGCTGAAAGCCGCTGAAATCCCGGCTTTGTCCCATCCGTCCCAACGGTCCCAACCTCTGGCAAAGGCAATATGGAGAGAGAAAAATCACCCATGGGGTGTGGTTAATTGCCATTTATACGCACAATATGGCTAAAATTATTTTTGCTATAGGATGTTTGCACCCCCCGTTGGGACATGGGACGCTTGGGACCGTCGAGGGATGAGCGCAGCAAGCAAACGACCCTCTTGCGCCGTCCGCTGGCCTGTGATTCCATCCTCCTGACCGAAGCCGAAGGCCCACCCATGCGTGAGCCTTCATCATGTTTCTCCTGCATCCTGTTCCGGCAGCGCCGGACCCCAGGCCAGCCCCCAGCGGGGCCAGCCGCCCACCTCAGTCCATCCTCGCTCTCGACCTGGGCACATTGATGGGCTGGGCCTTGCGTGCCGGTGACGGCACCATCGTCTCTGGCACCGAAGCCTTCCGTCAGGACCGCTGGTCCGGCGGCGGTATGCGCTATCTGCGTTTCCGGCGCTGGCTGGGGGAGATCGCCACCACCACTGGCGGGATCGGCCTTATCGTCTATGAGGAGGTCCGCCGCCATGCCGGCACCGACGCCGCCCACGTCTATGGCGGCTTCCTCGCCACGCTGACCGCCTGGTGCGAGGACCGGAATGTCGCCTATGAGGCGGTGCCGGTTGGCACCATCAAGCGCTTTGCCACCGGCAAGGGCAATGCCGGCAAGGAGGCGGTGATTGCCGCCATCCGGGCGCGCGGGCTCAATCCGGCGGACGACAACGAGGCCGACGCCATCGCCCTGCTGCTCTGGGCCCTCCAGCACCGGGCGGGAGGTGTGTCGTGAGCTTCCTGCCCAAAGGGTTTGGTGGCGACCGCACGCCGCCCGAAGCCATCAAGCGCGACGGCTGGCAGGCCCAGGGCATCCTGGTGATCAGCGCCGATGATGCCCGCCTGTCCTGGCCGGAACGTGAACTGGTCCGCCAACTGGGACGCAAACTTTATGGCGATCGCCCGGACCGGGAGGTGCCTCATGGCTGATCCCGTCTGGACCCCGTTGCTGGTCGAAGAACGGCTGACCGAGGCGGCCGAGGTGCTGAAGCGCCTGCCTGAAGGGCGGATCGGCGGCTATTTCAACACCTGGCCGCAGATCGTGCCGGAATTCTGCGATCTGGTCGGGCGCGAACCACCCCAGCGGCGTCCACCACCGCCCGCCGCCGCTGCCATCACCCGGATGGAGGAAAGCCTTGGCTGGACCATCGGGCTGGACCCGGTGGATGCCCGGATTGTCTGGCTGCGCGCCGGTGGCGAACGCTGGAAAACCGTGTGCTGGAAGGTCGGTCTGGCCCGCGCCACCGCCCACCAGCACTGGCTCTATGCGCTGTGCGTCATCGCCTGGCGACTTAACGGGCGGCGGGTGCCGGGTAAACGGTCGCGCCAGCAGGTGATTGCGATGGTCCATGCGGCGTGCGGCAGCGCAGGGTAGCGCAATCAACCGTTCAGACACTTTTCGCTGAGACGGAAACGGCGGTTTCAGGGTAGATTCCCATCAAGCTCAGGCGAGGTGCGCAGGCGCGCCCTTCGCCGTCGGGGTGGTCGCGATGGGTCATTCCATTGCTGACCCTGCCGCCACCGGGCAATGATGGTACGGCCTCGCGGTTCCTTCCTGGCCGATACCCTATGCTGGCGGCAGAGGTTCGGCATTCCGCCAGTGACGCGGAAAAATCAGGGCATTTCGTTTCGCCAACCGGGCCGGACCTGCAAAGCCAAGGGCTTATGGCATCCGGCCCCCGCCGATTGACGAAACGCCGGATGCCGGGCCGTTTCGTTTTCCGCCATCGCCCGTGTGCCGCCCATTTCGCTTTCAGGAGAGATCGTGGAGCTCATCGACCTGCCCATCGAGCGGGTGATCCCCTATGCCCGCAACCCGCGGCACAATGCCGAGGCGGTGGCCAAGGTGGCGGCGTCCATTGCCGAATATGGCTGGCGCCAGCCCATCGTGGTGGACCGGGACATGGTGGTGGTCGCCGGCCATACAAGGTTGGAAGCAGCACGACGGCTGGGGCTGGCGACGGTCCCGGTGCATGTGGCCACCGACCTGACGCCGGCGCAGGCGCGGGCTTACCGGTTGATGGACAACCGCAGCCACCAGGAAGCGCGCTGGAACGACGAGCTGCTGGCGTTGGAACTGAAAGACCTGCGCATCGACGCGGTGGACCTGACCCTGACCGGCTTCGACGTTGGCGAGATCGACCAGATCCTGGCCGCACTGGACGACGCAGGGGGCGAGGATACCGACGCCGCCGACGGCGCCGATCCCGACGCCACCCCGGAGCCGCCGTCCGATCCGGTGACACGGCCCGGCGATCTGTGGCTGCTGGGGCCGCATCGCCTGCTCTGCGGCGACAGCACCGATCCGACGGCGGTGGCGCGGGTGATGGGCGGGGACAGTGCCGCCCTGTGCTTCACCAGCCCGCCCTATGGGCAGCAGCGCGACTACACCACCGGCGGCATCGCCCGTTGGGACGCGCTGATGCAGGGCGTCTTCGCTCAACTGCCGATGGCCCCTGACGGGCAGGTGCTGGTCAATCTCGGGCTGATCCACCGCGACGGCGAATGGCTACCCTACTGGTCGGACTGGCTGGACTGGATGCGGACCCAGGGCTGGCGCCGCTTCGGGCTGTATGTCTGGGACCAGGGACCGGGGCTGCCCGGTGACTGGGGAGGTCGGCTGGCACCGAGCTTCGAGTTCGTCTTCCACTTCAACCGGCAGGGCCGCAAGCCCAACAAGATCGTGCCCTGCAAATATGCCGGCCTCGACACCCACCTGCGGGCCGACGGCCATTCCACCGCCATGCGCAAGGCCGACGGCACCGTTGGGGCCTGGACCCATGCCGGCCAGCCGACCCAGACCCACCGCATCCCCGACAGCGTGATCCGCATCGGCCGGCACAAGGCGCGCGGCATCGAGGTGGAGCACCCGGCGGTGTTCCCCGTGGCGCTGCCCGAACTGGTCCTGACCGCCTTTGCCGATGCGGGCGATGTCGTCTATGAGCCGTTCTCCGGCTCCGGCACCACCCTGATCGCCGGCGAGCGCACCGGCCGGCGCGTGTGCGCTATCGACCTGGCGCCGGCCTATGTCGATGTGGCGGTGCGCCGCTGGAACGAGCAATTCCCCACCAACCCGGCTCGGCTGGAGGGCGGCGGCACCTTCGCGGAAACCGCCGCCGCGCGGGGCGTGACCCTGGCCATCGCCGCCTGATCCCATGCTGAACGACATCCAGGTCGAACGCTGGCCGCTGGACCGGCTGCTGCCCTATACCGCCAACGCGCGCACCCATTCCGAGGCGCAGGTGGCGGAGATCGCGGGCTCCATCCGCGAGTTCGGCTTCAACAACCCGGTGCTGGTTGATGATCGCGGCGTGCTGATCGCCGGTCACGGACGGCTGCTGGCGGCGCGGCGACTGGGGCTGGCGGAAGTGCCGGTGATCCGGCTTGGCCACCTGACCGAGACACAGGCCCGTGCCTTCCGCCTGGCCGATAACCGGATCGCCCTGAACGGTGGCTGGGATGATGCGCTGCTGTCGGCCGAACTGGCGCGGCTGGTCGAGGAAGGCACCGCGCTGGACGGGCTCGGCTTTGATGCCGGGGAACTGAACCGGCTGCTGAACCTGGACGATCCGGCACCGGGGCTGGTGGACGAGGACGCCACGCCGGAACCACCTGCCGAGCCCGTGACCCGACCGGGGGATCTCTGGCTTCTCGGCCCGCACCGCCTGTTGTGCGGCGACGCCACCCTGGCCGGCGATGTCGAGCGGCTGCTGGCCGGTGCGCGCCCGCACCTGATGGTGACCGATCCGCCCTATGGCGTGGAATATGATCCGTCCTGGCGCAACCAGGCGGGCGTGGCGAAGACGAAGCGCACCGGCAAGGTCGCAAACGACGACCGCGCCGACTGGCGCGAGGCCTGGGCACTGTTTCCCGGCGATGTTGCCTATGTCTGGCACGCCGCCATCCACGCCACCACCGTGGCCGAAAGCCTGACGGCCTGTGGTTTCGACATCCGGGCCCAGATCGTCTGGTCGAAGAGCCGCTTCGCCCTGGGGCGCGGAGATTACCACTGGCAGCACGAGCCGTGCTGGTACGGCGTGCGCAAGGGCGCAAAGAGCCACTGGCAGGGCGCACGCGACCAGTCGACCCTGTGGTCGATCGCCCCGGCCGGCGGCGAGGATGCCGCCACGCCCCACGGCACCCAGAAGCCGGTGGAGGTCATGCGCCGCCCCATCGTCAACAACAGCGCGCAGGGCGATGTCGTCTATGAACCGTTCTGCGGTTCCGGCACCACCCTGGTCGCCGCCGAGACGGTGGGGCGGGTCTGCTACGCCCTGGAACTGGATCCGGCCTATTGCGACGTGATCGTCGGCCGCTGGCAGAATCAAACCGGACAGGCGGCGGTGCTGGACGGCGGTCAAGGCAGTTTCGACCAGATCGCCGCCGGACGGGGCGGCGGCTCCGGGAGATGACTCACTCAGATTTGGGCGTTGCCGTCATAGACAGGGCCGTCCGCGCGGCCATGGCACTGCTGTGGAAGGGATGGTCCGGATCCTCGAGCGGCATTCCATAGGCGTTCGGCGTGCCGGCGATCGCCTCGACATCGGCGAGCAACTGTTCAAGGGCGTCGCGGAGAACATCAACGCTGGTCGTCATGAGATGTCTCCTTCAAGTGGCGATCCGATAGGTCCGCCCGCGCCCTTCGACCTTCTCTGACGTGACGGTGAGGCCGAGCTTCTTCTTCAGCGCCCCGGCAAGGACCCCCCGCACCGTATGATCCTGCCAGCCAGTGGCAGCCGCGATCTCCGCGATGGTGGCCCCTTGCGGCTGGCGGAGCATCGCGATCACCTGGGCCTGTTTGCTGTCGGCGCGGCATTTAACCGCTCGGGGTGGTTCGGCGGCCAGGGTCTGTTCGATGGCGGTGACGGCGGCTTCAAGGTCTGCTGTCCGCGTTGGAGCCTCCACCGGTCCGCGGCCGGCGGCCTGTAGAGCATCAGCAATGGTCAGGCCGCGCTGGGAGAGCAGAGAGTCGAGGCGGTTGATTGCCTTGGTCTTGGTGTTGAAGCTGCGAGGCAACATCGGGATGCCGGCAATGACGCCATAGGCTGCGGCGAGTTCGGCAATGGTCAGGTCGGACAGGGCCGTCATGGTGATCTCCGTCGGGTGGCGGGCTCGCCCGGCCGATCCGGGCGCTTCCACCAGCCGGAGCCCCGCCGGGCGAACCCGGTCGGGGCTGGGGGTGGCGGGCTTGCCTTCAGTCGCGGGGCTTGGGCATCGCGTCCTCCATCGTGGTGACGTCCGTCATCGCGCTGTCCGACCCCGCAGCCAAGCGCCTAGACCAATGATTTGATTGCCTTTCTATCCAATGAAGGACGAGGCCCATGGCCGGCAACGGGCAGCCGCTGGCGGTGATCGCCAAGCTGCTGGACCTATCGGAACGCCGGGTCCAGCAGCTCAGCCGCGAGGGGGTGATCCCCAAGGCCGAGCGGGGTTCTTACGATCTGGTGGGCGCCGTGCGCGGCTATGTGCGCTACCTGCGCGATCTGGCACAGAAGGCGCAGGGCGGCGTCGCCGACCTGCCCACCGAACGCACCCGGCTGGTCAAGGCCAAGGCCGACCTTGCCGAACTGGACGCACAGCAACGGCGCGGCGATCTGGTGCCAGTGGCAGAGACGGCACTGGCCTGGGCGGCGGTGACAGCCCGGCTGCGCGCCCGCCTGATCGCCCTGCCGGATAAGCTGGCCCCCCTGGTCCATGATGCCGCAAACCCCGCCGCCGTCCGCGTCCTCCTGCGGTCGGCGATCGTCGACGCGCTCGCCGAACTCGCGGCGACGCCGGTTGTCGTCGCCGCTGCGCCTGATCGGGCATCCGGGGCTGGCGAAGCTGGTGACGACGGCGTTGCAGATGCTGACGCCGCCGCCGGACCTGACGGTGAGCCAATGGGCGGACGCCAACCGCCGGCTGAGTTCTGAGGCCAGCGCCGAACCGGGCCGCTGGTCCACCGCCCGGGCCGAATACCAGCGTGGCATCATGGATGCCGTCTCCGACCCGGATATCGAAACCGTGGTGGTGATGTCGTCGGCCCAGGTCGGCAAAACGGAGGTGCTGAACAATACGGTCGGCTATCACATCGACCAGGATCCAGCACCGATTATGGTGGTGATGCCCACCGAGCGTGATGCCGAGACCTGGTCGAAGGACCGTTTCGCGCCGATGGCCCGCGACACGCCGTGCCTGACCGGACGGATTGCGGATCCGAAGTCGCGCGACGGTTCCAACAAGATCCTGCACAAGCGGTTTGCCGGCGGCCACCTGACCATCGTCGGCGCCAATGCGCCGTCCGGGCTGGCCAGCCGGCCGATCCGCATCCTGCTCTGCGATGAGGTGGACCGCTATCCGGTCAGCGCCGGGGCGGAGGGCGACCCGGTCAAGCTGGCGCGCAAGCGCACGGTGACGTTCTGGAACCGCAAAATTGTGCTGGTCTCCACCCCTACCCTGAAGGGGGCGAGCCGGATCGAAACGGCGTTCGAGGAAAGCGACCGTCGCCGCTTCTGGGTGCCGTGCCCGGATTGCGGCCAGCATCAGGTGCTGACCTGGGGGCAAGTGCGCTGGGACAGCGACCCGGAACCCCGGCCGGATAGCGCCCGCTATGTCTGCATCCACTGCGCTTCCGTCTGGGGCGATGCCCGGCGCTGGCAGGCGATTGCGAAAGGCGAGTGGCGGGCAGAGACGCCGTTCGCCGGCATTGCCGGCTTTCACCTGAATGAGATCTATTCCACCTGGGTTCGGCTGGCCGACATGGTGCGGACTTTCCTGTCGGCCAAGGCCGCCGGCGATGAGGCGATGAAGACCTTCGTCAACACCTCGCTGGGGGAGACCTGGCAGGAAAGCGGTGAAGCCCCGGACTGGCAGCTTCTCTATGAACGGCGCGGCGGCTACCGCTTCGGCACTGTGCCCACCGGTGGCCTGTTCCTGACCGCCGGGGCCGATGTGCAGAAGGACCGCATTGAGGTGTCGGTCTGGGCCTGGGGCCGCGGACTGACCAGCTGGCTGGTGGACCACATCGTCATTGAAGGTGGGCCCGAGCGGGCGGAAGCCTGGGCGGCGTTGACGCTGCTGCTGGGCCGGACATGGCAGCACGCCCATGGCAGCCGGCTGGGGCTGGCGCGGCTGGCCATCGACACCGGCTATGAGGCCCCGGCGGTCTATGCCTGGGCACGCTCGGTCGGCTTCGCGCAGGTGGCGCCGGTCAAGGGCGTGGAGGGCTTCAACCGCGCGGCACCGGTGGTCGGCCCGTCCTATGTCGACGCCACAGAGAATGGCCGCAAGGTGCGGCGCGGGGCGCGGCTGTGGACGGTGGCGGTGGCCACCTTCAAGAGTGAGACCTACCGTTTCCTGCGGCTGGCCCGGCCGACGGACGAGGATTTCGCCGCCGGCATCACCGTGCCCCCCGGCAGCCTGCACCTGCCGCAGGGGGTGGAGGCCGAATGGGTCAAGCAGCTGGTGGCCGAGCAGCTGGTCACGGTGAAGACCAAGCGCGGCTTCACCAAGCTGGACTGGCAGAAGCTGCGCGAACGCAATGAGGCGCTGGACTGCCGGGTCTATGCCCGCGCCGCCGCCTGGATCGCCGGCATCGACCGCTGGGCCGAGACGAAGTGGCGGGATCTGGAGGATCAGGTCGGACCGGCGCCCAACGCCGGTACAACCCCGGCCCCGCTGGTGCCGGACGCCGGGGGGCCGACCGCCGGTCACCTTCAACGCCCCACCGCAGCGGGGGAGAAACGCCGGTGCGGCTGGCTGGGTGGACGCAATCAGGGATGGTTGGGATGAACTGGACCCAGGGAGAACTGGACGCGCTGCGCCGCGCCTATGCCGCCGGCACGCTGCGCGTCAGCTATGACGGCCGCAGCGTCGATTACGGCTCCGCCGCCGACCTGCTGTCGCGCATCCGCACCATCGAACGGGAATTGGCTGGCAACACATCAAGCAAACTGCCGGTGGCGGGCTTCACCGGCTTCCGCCGCGGGGAGCGCTGATGGCCGGGCTCTGGCTCGACCGCGCCCTGGGGCTGGTGGCGCCGCAGGCGGCCCTGCGCCGTGTGCTGGCCCGCCAAAGCCTCGACCGGCTGACCCGCGGCTATGACGGTGCTGCCAAGGGACGCCGCACCGACGGGTGGCGGGCACCAGGCAGTTCGGCCGATGCCGAGATCGCCGTGGCCGGGGCGCTGCTGCGTGACCGGATGCGCGATCTGGTGCGCAACAACCCGCACGCCGCCAAGGCGGTGTCGGTGCTGGTCAACAATATTGTCGGTTCCGGCATAATGCCGCGCGCCGCCTCGGGCGACGATCGGCTGGACAAGGTGACTGACGCCCTGTGGCAGGAGTGGTCGGCACGGTGCGATGCCGACGGGCAGCTGGATGTCTACGGGCTGCAAACCCTGGCCTGCCGCCAGATGGTCGAGGCGGGCGAGGTGTTGCTGCGCCGCCGGCCCCGGCGCGCGGCTGACGGGTTGCCGGTACCGCTCCAGATCCAACTGGTCGAGGCCGACCTGCTGGATGCCGGGCGCAATGGCGATCTTGCCGATGGCGGCCGGATCGTCCAGGGCATTGAGTTCGACCCGCTGGGAAGGCGCCGGGCCTATTGGCTCTACGCCCAGCATCCGGGCGACGCCGTGGTCAGCCTGCGCCGCCGGCTGGACAGCGCCGCCGTGCCCGCCGCCGAGGTGGCGCACATCTACGAGAAGCAGCGCGCGCAGGTGCGCGGCGTGCCCTGGGGCACCCCGGTGATGCGGGCGCTGCGCGATCTGGACGACTGGACCCAAGCCGAACTGGTGCGCAAGAAGACCGAGGCCTGCGTGGTCGGCATCGTGCTGGGGGCCGACGAAGGGGAACAGGGCATTGCCCCCTCGGTGGTCGATGCCGATGGCCATCGGGTCGAGCAGTTCGAGCCCGGCCTGATCGCCTATGCCCGCGGCGGTAAGGATATCCGCTTCAACCAGCCCGCCACCACGGCCGGCGTGGCGGAATGGCTGCGGGCGCAGTTGCACATCATCGCCGCCGGCTTTCGTATGCCCTACGAGTTGCTGACCGGCGACCTGTCCCAGGTGAACTATTCCAGCATCCGCGCCGGGCTGGTGGAATTCCGCCGCCTGATCGAGGCGGCGCAATGGCAACTGGTGATCCCCATGCTGTGCCAGCCGGTCTGGGATTGGTTCACCACCCAGGCCTGGGCGGCAGGCCGGTTGCCGCGCCCGGATGTCCCGGTTGAATGGTCGCCGCCGCGCTTTGAGGCGGTGGACCCGCTGAAGGACGCCATGGCCGACCTGCTGGCCATGCGCTCCGGCACCATGACGCTGGCCCAGGCCATCGCCCGCCAGGGCCATAACCCCGAGGCGGTGCTGACCGAGATCGCCGCCATGAACGCCCGCCTGGACGCGCTCGGCCTTGTGCTGGACAGCGACCCGCGCCGGGTGACCAAGACCGGCGCGATGCAGGCCGGTGAGGCTGTTTCCAACCAGGACTGACCCATCATGCACGGCACCCTTGACCTGCCGGCGTTGCGCCCGGCGGCCGTGGCCGCCAACCATTTTGGTAGCACGCATAGCGTGCGGGCGGCTGACCTTGTGCTGGCCAGCTTCGACGAGGCCGACCGCTCGGTGGAACTGGTCTGGTCCACCGGCGCGCGGGTGCGCCGCCAGCCGCTGTTCGGGGAGCCCTTCGACGAGGAACTGAGTCTCGACCCCGCCCATGTCCGGCTGGAACGGCTGAACGGCGGGGCACCGCTGCTGAAAGTCCATGACATGGGAACCCTGGACGCGGTGATCGGCTCGGTGGTGCCGGGTAGCGCCCGCATCGAGAATGGTCGCGGCATCGCCCGCGTGTGCTTCAGCGACCGGGCCGACGTGGAGCCGATCCTGGCCGATATCCGCGCCGGCCATCTGCGCGCCGTCTCCATCGGCTATCAGGTCCACCGTTTCGAGGTCTCCCGCCCGGCGGCAGGGCCGGAACTTTGGCGCGCGGTGGACTGGACGCCGTTCGAGATTTCCGCCGTGCCGGTGGGCGCCGATCCCGCCGCAGGCTTTCGCAGCGCCGAGCCGCTCTCCCCCTGCGTCGTGGTCCGTCCCGGCGCACTGTCACCCGCCACGAGGACCCCCATGGACGAAACCCAGACCCAACCCGCCGCCCCGGACGTGGCGACGCCCCCGGCATCCGAAGGAATGCGCGCCAGCGCCACGCCGCCGCCGCCCGATACCGACGCCCTGGTCGCCCGGGCGCAGGCGGCAGAACGCGAGCGGGTCGGCACCATCCACGCGCTTGCCGGGCGGTTGGGGCTGGAACGCGGCTTTGCTGACGATCTGGTCCAGCGCGGCACCGGCCTGGACGAGGCGCGCCGGCTGATCCTGGACAAGGTGGCGGAGGCGTCGGACCGCACCCGCATTTTCCCGCAGGTGACCGTCCCGCTGGGCGGCACGGACGAACGGCTGTTGCGGCGCGAGGCGGTCAGCGCCGCCCTGCTGCACCGCTACAGCCCGACCCTGTTCCCGCTCTCCGAACATGCCCGCGAGTATCGCGGCCTCAGTCTGCTGGAACTGGCCCGCGAGTTCCTGACCCAGGCCGGGGTGGCGGTGCGAGGCCTATCGCGCGACGAGATCGCCACCCGCGCGCTGCATTCCACCTCCGACTTCCCCGAGGTGCTGTCCGCCGTCACCGCCAAGACCCTGCGCCAGGCCTACGAGGTCTATCCGCGCACCTTCACGCCCTTCTGCCGGCAGGTGCTGGCCACCGACTTCAAGGCCATGCACCGGGTCCAGATCGGTGAGGCGCCGCAATTGCTGAAGGTCAATGAGGGGGGCGAGTTCCAGCGCGGCACCATCGGCGAGAGCAAGGAGAGCTACCGCATCGAGACCTACGGCCGGGTGGTGGCGATCACGCGGCAGGTGCTGATCAACGACGATCTCGACGCCTTCACCCGCGTTCCGGCCATGTACGGCACCGCCATCGCCACCCTGGAAAGTGACGTGGTCTGGGGCATCCTCACCGCCAACGCCGCCATGGCCGACGGCAAAGCGCTGTTCCATGCCGACCACAAGAACCTCGCCGGCACGGCGGCTCCCCCGACCGTCACCGCCATCGGCGATGCCCGCGCGGCGATGGCCAAGCAGACCGGGCTGGACAAGAAGACCGTGCTGAACATCCGGCCGTCCTTCCTGATCGTGCCGGCGGCGCTGGAACTGACAGCCGAGCAACTGGTGGCGCAGAACCTGACGCCGGCCAAAACCAGCGACATCGTGCCCGCCTCCATCCGCACCCTGACACCCATCGCCGAGCCCCGGCTGGACGCCGCCAGCGCCACCGCCTGGTATCTGGCGGCCAACCCAGCCCAGATCGACACGCTGGAATACGCCTACCTGGAGGGGCAGCAGGGCGCCTACATCGAAACCCGCAACGGCTTCGATGTGGACGGCGTGGAGATCAAGTGCCGGCTGGATTTCGGGGCCAAGGCCATCGACTGGCGCGGCCTCTACAAGAATGCCGGGGCCTGAGCCATGACGGACCCGTTTCCCGTTCTCAGCATGCCCGGCCAGAAGGTGCCCTTCACCGCGCCCAAGCGGCCGGTGCATGTGGTCTTCATCCATTGCAGCGCCAGCGACCATGCCGCCCATGACGATGCCGCCGTGATCGACCAGTGGCACCGCCAGCGCGGCTGGCGCGGCATCGGCTATCACTTCTTCATCCGCGGCGATGGCACGATCCAGCGCGGCCGCCCGCTGGAGCAAATCCCGGCTGCCCAGGAAGGCCATAATAGCGGCTCCATCGCCATCTGCCTGCACGGCTTCAAGACCTTTGCCCCGGCGCAGTTCGACGCCCTGCTGCGGCTGGCCGACGCGATGGACACAGGCTATGCCGGCCAGGGAAAGCGCCTGCGCTGGCGTGGGCACCGCGAGGTTGCCGCCAAGCTCTGCCCCAACTTCGACTATCGCGCCGTCCTCGGCCTGGATGGGGGCGGCTTCCGCATGCCGGCCGTGCCGGCCCTGTCCTGAAGGAGCATCCCCATGCGCTACCTGATCGAACGCCTGCGTGAGCGCAGCACCTGGCTTGGTCTCACCACGCTGCTCTCCGCCTTCGGCTTCTCCCTCGACCCGGCCCTGGTGGACCAGATTGCCCTGGTCGGCGGGGCGGCGGCCGGCCTGATCCTCATGCTCACCCCCGACCGGCCCGCCCGCTGAGGACCGGGCCGAACCCGACCGCCAAGGAACCGCTTCATGAAAAACCACATCCAGCCCGGCACCACCCTGACGCTGGCCGCCCCCTACGCCGTGTCCTCCGGCGAGGGAGTGCTCGTCGGCGCCCTGTTCGGCATCGCGGTCGCCTCGGCCGGCAGCGGCGAGCCGGTCGAGGTCTGCTTGGTCGGCGTCTTCGACCTGAAGAAGACCGCTTCCCAGGCCTGGAGCGCCGGGGACAAGGTCTATTGGGACAACACCGCCCGCGAGGCCACCAAGACCGCCACCGGCAACATCCTGATCGGCGCCGCGGTCACCGCCGTCGGCAACAGTGCCGGCGAGACCGTCGGGCGGGTTCGGCTGAACGGGGCCGTCGTCTGACACTGACCGGCCATGATCGATCCCTTCCAGGCTGCCCTCGATCCGGTGTTCACGGTTTTCGGCACGCCCGCCACCTATCTCGGGACCGACGGGGTTTCAGTCCCGCTACGGGTCATCGCCCGCCGCGGTGACGTCGTCACCGGCTTCGGCACAGCCGATCTGGTTTCCGATGCTGCCCTGTTCGAGGTGCAGGCCGCCGATCTGATGGTGGCGGGTGTCCGGCCGGGGGCAGGGGACCGGCTGCTGCTCGGCGGTGACCTGTTCGAGGTCCAGGGCGCACCCACCCGGCGCGATCCGGATCGGCGAATCTGGACGCTGGAAACAGCACCGGTCCCTGCGGACCAGCGCTGACACGAGTTTCCTTCACCATTCCTCATCCCGCCGTCGTCCTGCCTGGGATGGCAGCGGCTGGCCATCGGTTTTGGCGGGACGCCGGTGGTCAAGTCTGTCCATGTCCCCGCTACAGGAGATCTCGTCCATGCCGTCCTATCGTCCCCTCGTTCTCATCAACGGGCAGATCCAGCAGCTTCCGCTGGGCGCCACGCTCGACGCCAAGATCCAGGAAGTTGACGCGGTTGAGTTGCAGGCCAAGCAGGCCATGTCCGCCGGTATGGCCGTCTATGTCAGCGCGGCCTATCAGTGCCAGCTGGCCGATGCGGCCGATGATGCCAAGGCTACCGTGCTCGGCCTCGTCCTGGGTGCTGTGGCATCGGATGCCTATGTCACCATTCTCACCGACGGCGTTCTCGAGGTCACCGATTGGACCGATGCCGCCGGCAGCGCCGCCCTGGTGCCCGGCAGCTTCTACTATCTCGGTGCCATTCCCGGGACGTTGACGACAACGCCGCCTGCCAGCGGCAATCTTGTCCATATCGGGCAGGCGCTGACGCCGACCAAGCTGGAAATCAGCCTGGAACGGCCGGTGAAGCTGGCGTAACCGTCCATGCGCCTTGCCGCTGCGATCGAAGGCCGTCTTGCTGAGATGCTGGCGGCCGACCTCGCAGCGGCGGAGCGCGCTGTCACCGCCGGGTTGCGGGAGGCGAGCGACGGGCTGAAGGCCGACCTGCGCGGCCAGATCACCGGAGCCGGCCTCGGCCAGAGGCTGGCCCGGACCTGGCGCAGTGAGGTCTACCCCAAGGGTGGGCGGAGCATCCGTGCCGCCGGGCTGGTCTGGAGCAAGGCACCGGGCATTGTCGGCTTGTACGATGAGGGGGCGGTGATCCGCTCCCGTCACGGTTTGTTCCTCGCCATCCCGACCCCGGCCGCCGGCCGCTATGGGGATGGTGGCAGGAAGATCACGCCGGGCGGCTGGGAGCGGCGCACCGGACTGCCATTGCGCTTCGTCTATCGCCGCCGCGGCCTGTCGCTGCTGGTTGCTGACAACGCCCGGCTCAGCAAACGGGGGCGGGTGACCGGCAACCGGGGCCGGCGCGGCGATGCTGCCTTCACCCGGCTGGCCGGGCGCACCACCGTGCCGGTGTTCATCCTGGTGCCGCAGGTGCGGGTGAGGAAGCGGCTGGACGTGGCCGGGGCGGGCCGTGCCTGGCAGGGCCGTTTGCCCGGTCTGATCCTGCGCCACTGGCCGGAGGCGTAGGCCATGCCGAGCATCCGCGAGACGGCGTTGTCGGCGCTGCTGGTGCGGCTCGCCGCCGTGCCGAACGCCACGGCCGGGCGGGAAATTGCCGTGCCCGAGCGCATCCCGCCCGGTGGCCTGCTGATCCTGCGCGACGGTGTACCCGGTGAGCCCGAGGTGACGCTGTCGCCGCTGCTGTATCACTACGACCACATCGCCGAGATCGAGGCGCTGGTCCAGGCGGCCGACCCACCGCTTGGCCGGCCCGGATCCGGCCGGGCGCGCGCCCTGGATGACCTGCTGCGGGCCCTGGCCGCGTCGCTCGCCGCCGACCGCACGCTCGGCGGCACCGTTGACTGGCTCGCCTGGGGGGCACCCGAGACCGAGGACATCGCCGTCGCCGGCGGGGCCGCCATCAAGGCCGCCCGCGTGCCGGTGACGCTCACCTACTCCACGCCCGATCCCCTGACCTGATCCGGGAGACCCGACCATGGCCCGCGCCACCGGCGCCCATGCGCAGCTGCTGGGCGCCTTCGAGACCGCCTACGGCACCGCCCCCGGCGGTACTTTCCACACGCTGCCCTTCGTCAGTTGCGACCTGGGCAGCCAGCAGCCGCTGGAGGCGTCCGACGTGCTGGGGCTGGGGCGCGATCCCGCACCACCCTCGCGCGACGTCATCACCGCCGAGGGGCAGGTCACCGTGCCGGTGGACCTGCGCAGCATCGGCTTCTGGCTCAAGGGCCTGTTCGGGGCACCCACCACCACCGGCACCGGCCCCTACATTCATGCCTTCACCTCGGGGGCCGACACGCTGCCGAGCCTGGCGCTGGAGATCGGGCACCCGCAGGTGCCGCGCTACTTCCTGAACCTCGGCGTCCTGGTCAACAGCCTGAGGCTCGGCTGGGCGCCGTCGGGGAAGGCCAACGCCACCCTGGCCGTGATCGCGCAGGGCGAGACCGATGCCGCCGCCTCGTCCGGTGGGATGCCTACATCCCCCGCCTTCCAGCGCTTCCACCAGTTCCAGGGGCGCATCCGCAAGGACGGGGCGGCGCTGGCCAATATCACCGCCGCCGAGCTGACCTACGCCAACAACCTTGACCCGGTCCGCGTGATCCGGGACGACGGCAAGATCGAGGGGGCGGACCTTGGCGTAGCATCCTGCACCGGCAATCTGGCGGCCCGCTTCGCCGACATGGTGCTGCTGGACGCCGCCACCGATGGTACCGCGATGGCGTTGGAGTTCGCCTGGGTGATCGACGCCGACCGGTCGCTGACCATCGCCTTGCCATCGGTTTTCCTGCCCAAGCCGCGCATCCCGATCACCGGCCCGGCCGGCATCGAGGCCCGCTTCGACTGGCAGGCCGCCAAGCCCGACAGCGGGGGCTTCGTCACCGTCACCCTGAAGAACGACGTCGCCAGCTACTGATGGTATCAGGATGGGTGATCACGAGAACGGATTTAAGGTCGCCACGCCGGTTGGCTGAAAATGGCGGACATTGCGGGTAACGACCGTCAGTCCATGTTCCAGTCCGGTCGCAGCGATCATCAGATCCGCACCCTCATGGCCGATCCCGGCACTGAGGCGTCCCCATCGGCGGGCAGCCTTGAGGTCGAACGGCAGGATCCGCTCGCCATAGGTGGTCAGGACACGGTCCAGCCACGTGGTGAGGGACGCGGCAAAGGCAGCATCTTTCGACCGTTGCAGGCCAATGCCGCGTTCTATCTCGCCAATGGTGACGGTGCTGATAAACAGATCGGCCGTTGGCTGTTCGCTGATCCAGGCGACGATACCGGGATTGCGGTCCCGTTTTCGCAGTTCTGACAGCACGACAGTATCGAGCAGGAACATCAGAATTCCACATCACGCGGAGGCGTATGGGAACGCTCGAAGGATCCATCATCCTGCGGCATCGCCAGCAACATCTCGGCAAGTGACGGTGCCCGTTCGCGGTCCAGTTGATGCAACCGTGCGAACGTGTCTGCGGCAACCACAATGACAGCAGGCTTACCATGCCGGGTAACCATTTGTGGCTCCCCGGCCAAGGCAGCATCGACCACTGTACTGAATTTGTTCTTGGCGTCCTGTAACGACCAGCTCGACTGAGACATGGCAGCACCTGTCCAGAATTTCTGTCCAGAATATGCGCCGTGGTCCGAAGCCGGTCAAGGTTCAACCAATCTCAGGGGATTGCCCACCATGATCCGCCTCGACTTGGCCCGCGAGCCGTTCTGGCTCGATCTGGGAATGGGGGTGCGTCTTCACCTGCGGCCCTGTACCACGGCGCTGGTGCTGGCCGCCCGCCAAGCCGTGCGTGATGCGGACATGACCGACGAACCGCCGGACCTCGTGCAGGGCACGCGCACCGCCACCTTTCTGAAGGCGATGGGCCGGCTGGCCATCCTTGGCTGGGACGGGGTGGGCGACGCCGATGGCAACCCGGTGGTGCCCACGCCAGAAGGGATCGACGCGCTGCTCGACCTGCACCCGGTGGCCGACGCTTTCAGCCTGCGCTATCTGGGGCCGGTGGCGCTGCTGGAACAGGAAAAAAACGTCTGAAGGCCCGCGCCGAGTGGCACCTCGGCGGCGGGCCACAATACTGCGCGAACTGTGCGGCTGCCGGCCTGCCCTGTGCCGAGGGGCGACCAGGACCGACGGGCGCTCGCTGCCCCTATGATGAGCACGCCCCGCAGACGGTGGAGGGCTGGCAGGTCTGGGATCTCGCGCTTGCTTGCGCCGGGCAGCTTCGGATCGCACCGAGCGGGCTGGTGCTCGGTTTCGATTATGGTGCCGTGCTGACCATGGCAGCGGCACACGACTTGCCAGCCGCAGTCGTGGCCGTTCTGGCGCCTGCAATCGAAGCAACTCTTGTTGAGGTAGTTTCTCGCGAACAAAACACCCTTGGACGATAGTGAATTGGCACAGAATTTATTATCGGGCCAGGGATACTTGCTCCATGTCCATTACAGATCAGGAAGCAGACGCTTGCCCTAACGATGAGGAAGGCGGTGTTGGTCCGCCATCCGAACAGCGACTTGCGAGTTCCACGTCTCGATATCTGTCACTCTCGGGCTTACCAAAGGACAAATCCTTATTGAATACTATTAATGCCTTGACGAATTTCTTCATTGAATCGAGTCGAGCGCGACGTGACATTGGATATACTCGATAAGCGCCAAAATTGCCTGCGTCGCGTATCAATGCTGACTAAGAACCTCCATAACCTCAACCCCCAAGCTGTTCTGCAAAGAGCGAAGGCTCTCTGGAAAACACCGACCTGATGCCAGGAATATATCAATCGAATATCGAGCACTCTTGAAACCGCGCTCTGCTTCCATAACTGCGCGATATTTAACGCATTGAAACAGCCCGCGCACTAGATCAACATCATCGGAAATCCTTGACTTTACTTCTACAGCAACTAATCTTTCTGGCGCCTCAAACAGCACGTCAATCTTGTCCCCGGAGGGTAGGGAAGCCTCTGTCCTTCCGCGAGTATGGGTGGGCAGACCTACGAGCCTGGGATTGTTGGAGACATATTCCTTTAGACTGCGGTGCTCCTCGCCCTCGCCACCACCGCCGCTCTTTCCAGTCTTGGCTTTCTCAATGATGTTGGAGGCACCGCTTGAGGCGGGAGCCAGCTTGCAGGCTTCCAAAACATCCTGCCAGTAGGGGTAGGCATAAACCTCGTGCCAATAAGCCTCGAGATACGCGCGCTTATCGGCTGGTGAGAGGTTTTGGTACTCCTTCATCCTCTGGGCGAGAAATCCCTCAAAGCCCTCTCCTGGAAGCCGATGATGCTGATTTATTACCAGGGACTGGATGTGAGGTATTTCACCCCATCTCGGCTCGAGAGACAGCTCGCTTAGAGTGGTGCCGATGCTACCCAGCACGTAGTTCAGATTGCGAGGGTTTGGCATACCGAGTTCGGTGGCCAATGCCTCATAGAATATCGGCTTTCGAGAGGCGGCCTGACGAACAAGTATGGGCAACGCTTTTCTTGCGCGAATTTGGTAGAGCTTGTCGCCAAACATATTCTGGGCTTGCGACACCGTCTCTGTCACTTGTTCCCTCCTGACACTTGACAAAAGGCTGTCGTGCGCGGTCTAGGCTATGACGAGCCGGATTGTATAGTGTCCTCGCCCTCTAGCGTGACGAACACGTTTCCGATGTTCATCCTCCAAGTTCTACCTGCCCATCTCTTTGTTAGCGCCATTTTACCCTCTGGATATCGAGCATATACGACGGATCTCACGAGCATAGGCGGAGAACGCAAATTTAAGCTCTGTGCCACAACGTCGGATCATGGGCAACAGGTATTGAGCCGCAATTTCGGTTGTGGGCGCGAAGCAGACACCGCATTTGGGTTGCAGCGATCCCCGCTCTGGGTTAACAGCGGACTTCCAAACCAAAATCATTCTTGAACGTTAGCGCGAAAGTCATCGTATGTCCGACCGTACCATTGCCGTGCGCCTCGCCGCCATCGGCGGCGACCGGGTGCGGGCGGATCTGCGCGAGGTTGGCACCACCGGCGAACGCGCCCTTCAGCGCATCGAGCAGGCGTCCCAGCCGGCCTCCCGTGCCTTGCAAGCCGTGGACGCTGCGGCCGGCGAAGTCCGCAGCGGGGCGGAGGCGATGGCGGGGCGGCTGGGGCCGGCGGGCGCGGCGCTGGCGGCCCTGGGGCCGGTGGGGCTGGCGGCAGCGGCGGCCATGGGCGTGCTCACCCTCGGCATCACCGAGGGGCTGAGGGCGGCCGGCGAGGCGGAGCAGTCCTACCGCCGCCTGGAGGCGGTGCTGAAGGCCACCGGCCATGCCGCCGGGCTGACCGCCGAGCAGATCGCCGCCTTCGCCGATGGCCAGGAGGCGGCGACGCTGGCCAGTGCCGAAGCGGTGCAGGACGCCGCTTCCGTGCTCGCCACCTTCCGCTCCGTGGCCGGCGACACCTTCACCCGCGCCTTGACCCTGGCCGGCGACATGGCGGCGGTGTTCGGCGGCGACCTGTCGTCGTCGGCCATGCAGCTTGGCAAGGCGCTGGAAGACCCGGTGGAAGGGTTGAGCGCGCTGCGGCGGGTCGGCGTCAGCTTCACCGGCAGTCAGGCGGAGGTGATCCGCAGCCTTGTGGAGACCGGTCAGGTGGCCGGTGCGCAACGGATCATCCTGGATGCGCTGGAACAACAGGTGGGTGGTGCTGCCAAGGCGGAGGCCGGTGGCGTCACCGGGGCGGTCAATCGCCTGTCCGATGCCTGGGGCAAGATGCTGGAAGAGATCGGCAAGACCCCAGCCGTCGCCGGGCCGGCCGAGGCGGTGCTGGACCTGTTGGCCAGGGCCGCCAATGGTTGGGCCAACATCCTCCAGGGCACGCCCATCGACCAACGTATCGTTGCCCTGAACCGCCAGCTGGTGGAAGCGCAGGATCGGGCGGCGGAGATCCAGGCCATCGTCGATGCCTCCAACGGCCGGTTCGGCCAACGCCGGCTGGCCGACGCCCGCGCCGATGTCGCCAGCCTGGAAGCCGAACTGGACGCGCTGATCACCGAGGCCCGCCAGCAGGCTGATAAAGCCGATGCCGACCAGCGGCAGGCCGACGAAGGCCGTGCCCGCGCCGAGGCCGAAAAGCGGGCGGAGATCATTGCCGAGTGGCGTCGCAAGCTCGACGACGGGCTGGCCCAACTGGCCAATGATCCGGCGGAGCGCATCGCCCGCGTCAATGCCGAACTCGACCGCACCCGGCAGGCGCTGGAGGCCCTGCGCAGTCCTGACGGCAGCAATGCCGATGCTGTCAACAGCGCCCTGGCCAAGGCCGAGGAACTGGCGCGGCGGCGCATCACGCAGATCGAACAGCCCGAGCGCGACCGGGCGGCCCGCGAACAGGACGCGGAAACCAAGCGGCGGCAGGCCGCGATGGATGCCATCGACGGCCAGATTGCCGCCCTAGTGCGAGAACGGGATGCGGTCGCCCTGTCGGCGCGTGAGCGGGCCATCCAAACCGAATTGCTGCGCGCCGAAGACACCGCACGACGCGGCGGTATCGCCCTGACTGAAGCACAGCGGGAGGCGATCCGTGCGGAAGCCGGTGCTAATTACGATGCCGCCGCCGCGACGGCTGAGCGCAACCGGCTGATGGAGGAAGGGGCGCGGCTGACCGACAGCCTGCTCGACCCGACCGAACGCTATCAGGCGGAACTGGCGCGGCTCCAGGCCCTGCTGGAGGCCGGCGCCATCACCTGGGAGACCTACAGCCGTGCCCTGGAGCGGGCGGCACAGACCGATCCGGAGACGCAGAAGCGCAACCGCCTGCTGGAACACGGGGCGTGGCTGACCGAGCGGCTGCTGTCGCCGACCGAACAGTACGCCGCCACCATCGCGAAGCTGAACGAGTTGCAGGCGGCGGGCGCGATCACCGCCGAGACAAGGGGTCGTGCCGAGGAACAGGCGGCCGACCGGGTGCTGGCCGCCAGCCGGCGCTGGCAGGATGGCGCCATCCGGGGCCTGGAAGACTACGCCGATGCGGCCAGCAATGCCGCCGCCCAGGTTGAAGAGGTGATCAGCAGCGCCTTTGGCCGACTGGAAGACGCCCTGGTTGATCTGGTCACACGCCAGAAGCTGAGCATTGCCGACCTGCTGAATGCCATCGCGGCCGATTTCGCCCGGATGATGATCCGCATGTCCATCACCGCCCCGCTGGCCCAGGCGGCATCCAGCGCCCTGGCCGGGATCTTTCACGGTGGCGGCATGGCGGGTGGTGCCGCACCGGCGCGGATGGTGTCGCCGGCGGCGTTCCTGGCAGCCCCACGTCTGCATAGCGGCACCATGCCCTGGCTGGCAGCGGACGAAATCCCCGCCATCCTGCAACGTGGGGAAATCGTGCTGAACCGGGCGCAGTCCGCCGCCATGGTGGCGGGCGGCACCCGCAGCGACGTCGGGACCGGCGGGCCGGTCTATATGATCCAGGTCGATGCCCGGGGTGCCGACGATCCGGAAGCAGTGACAGCACGGGTTGAAGCGGCATTGGATCAGGCATTGGCCGTCCGCCTGCCGGGCGTGGTCAAGGCGGCTGCCAGCGTGGCCCGGTCGCAGGTGGCCGATGAGTGGAGCCGCCGCGGAGGGCGCCTGGGGTGAGCGATCTTGTCTGGCCCCTGGACCTGCGGCCGGCCAGCCAGGAATTCTACATCCAGACGCTCAGCACCGTCTGGGCCAGCCCCTATACCGGGCAGAACCAGGTGCTGGAGCGTGATGGTGCCCGCTGGGTCAGTCGCCTGACCTTCCAGCGTGGCGATCCGGTGGCCCGGCAGGTTGATGCCCTGATCGCGTCTCTGCGGGGTCCCGCCGGTACCGTGCTGGTACCGGATTGGCGGACCCCGGCCGCGCGTGGGACGCTGGCAGGAACGCCGCAACTGGCGGGGGGCAGCGGGCGCAGCCTGACCGTGACCGGCTTTGCCCCAGGGGCAACGGGCGTGCTGCTGCCCGGCGACCTGATCCAGACCTCGCCCGGTCGTGCCCATCTGGTCACCGCAACGGTCAACGCCGGACCGGACGGCGGCGCCACCGTGCCGGTGGAGCCGCGCCTGCGGGAGCCGGTTGCGGTCGGTCCGCTGGTCACCACGGCCTGCCGGGTGCGCATGCGCCTGTCGTCCGACGATGCCGGGCGCAACCCGACCGGCCCGCCGCGCCGCACCGAATGGTCGCTGGAACTGTTCGAGGTGCTGCCGTGACGCCGGACTGGCCGGCCGACATCCATCCCGTCGCGGTGGCCTTCTGGTTCGAGCCGGTGACGGCGCAGACCGTTTCGCCACTGACCCGGCAGACCCTGGCCCTGGAACGGGACGGCGCCCGCTGGGTGGCGGAGGTCACCGTGGAGCTGTCCGGCCCGCAGGCCGCCCGCTTCGGGGCGTGGCTGGCCGCCTGTCGCGGTCCCGTCGCCGCCTTCCGCGTGCCACTGTGGCTGCATGACGGGGCCGCCGGCTCGCTGCGGTCGATGGACGAGTACGCCGCTGCCATCGGCATCACCCGCTTTGCCGACGGCACCGATTTCGACGACGGCGCCGGCTTCATCGAGGGAAGCGGGCAACCCCACATCACCGGCGGCGTCGCGGCACGGTTAGCCGTGGCCGGCTTTGCACCATGGACAGAAGGGGTGTTGAGACCGGGCGATGCCGTCTCTGTCCCATCCGGCAGTGTCCATCTGCTGGTCCAGACCGGGCGCACCGACATTGACGGCCGGATGATCGTCACCATCCGTCCCCCTCTGCGCACCCCCATCGGCCGCGCGCCCCTGGCGACCGACGGGCTGACATTGCGGATGCGGCTGGCGGACGACGAGGCGGGCCGGGGGCGTACCCGCCCGCCGGCCCGGACCCGTTGGACCCTGAACCTTTTGGAGGATCTGGCGTGACCCAACGCCTCAGCGCCACCCTGGCCGCGGAGACGGCGCAGCCGGTGGTGCGGCCGGTGCTGCTGGCCCTGTTCAACTTTGCTGGCGGTGCCGTGCGCGCCTGGTCAGGGGTGGGCGATCTGGTCTGGGAGGGGCAGACCTGGGTTGGCGTTGGCAGCTTCGGCGCGGTCGGGCCGATTGAGGAAACCACCGAGGTGCGGGCGACCGGGGCGCGTTTCCAACTGTCCGGTGTGCCCTCCGGCCTGCTGAACGAAGTGGTTGGCGTCAGCGTCCAGGGGCGCCGGGCCCGGCTGTGGCTGGCTTTCATGGCGGAGGATTGGGGCGGCTTCATCGAAGCACCGGTGCCGCTGTTCGACGGGCGGATGGACATGGTCGAGGTCACCGACGGCGGCCGCATCGCCACCATCGCGCTCGCCGCCGAGAACCGGCTGCGCGACCTGGAGCGGCCACGGCTGCGCCGCTACACCAGCCAGGACCAGCAATCGGACTACCCCGGTGACCGCGGCTTCGACTTCGTGCCGGAACTTCAGGAACTGGAGATCCGCTGGGGGGCGCCCGCGGCATGACCCGGTTGCCCGACTGGCCGGAACGGCTCGACCGGGTGGTCGAAGCCGCGCGGCACAGCACCTTCGCCTGGGGGCGGGTCGACTGCTGCCTGTTCGCCGCCGATGCGGTGGTGGCGGTCACCGGCGTCGATCCCGCCGCTCCCTGGCGCGGTACCTACGCCGATGCCGGCACGGCTACCCGCCTGCTGGCGCGGATGGGGGGCCTTTCTGCAATGGCCGCCCGCGTTGCCCGCCATCACGGCTGGCCCGCGGTGCCTCCGGCCTTCCTCGGCCGGGGCGACGTGGCCCTGGTGCGGCTGGACGACGGCCGCCATGCACTCGCCGTCTGCCTGGGTGCCGCGCTGGTCCTGCCGGCGCAGCGCGGTCTGGCCGCCCTGGACCGCACCCGTGCGCTGTCCGGGTGGAGGATCGGCTGATGCCACCGGCCATCATTGCGGTCGGTGCCGCGGTGGCCGGTTCGGCGGCGGCTGCCGCTGTGGGGGGCGGGCTGATCGGGGCCCTGGTCGGGGCCACGGTCACGGTTGGCGTCTCCTATCTCGGCAACCGCGTCATCGGCACCCCGAAACCCAGCCAAACCATGCTGGATGCTGCTGGCCGCACCCAGATGCTGGTGCAGCCGGTGACCAGCCATCACATCGTCTATGGCGAAGTCCGCACGGGTGGCCCGCTGGTCTTTGCCCATACCCGCACTGATGGCGGCAGCAAGCTCGACATTCTGCATCTGGTCGTCGTCCACGCCGCACACGAGGTGGAGGACCTGGGTACGGTCTGGTTCGGTGACACCGCCATCACACTGGATGGCAGTGGGGCCGCCACTGCCGCACCCTGGGCCGGCAAGGTCCATGTCTGGAGCCATGCTGGCCATCCGGACCAGGGGGCCGATGGGGTGCTGGTGGCGGAAGCGGGCGGGCGCTGGACCCATAACCACCGGCTGCGCGGGCGGGCCTATACCCATCTGCGTCTACGCTACGATCAGGACGCGTTTGCCAGCGGCATTCCCAATCTCAGCCGGCTGGTGCGGGGCCGGAAACTCTGGGATCCGCGCGACGGTGCCACTCGCTGGTCGGCCAACGCCGCGCTATGCATCCTCGATTATCTGATGGCGCCCTGGGGGCTGGCCGCCGGCCCGGACGAGATTGACGTTGCCGGCTGGATCGCCCAGGCCAATATCTGCGACGAACAGGTCGCCACCCTGACCGGCAGTGAACCACGCTACACCTGCAACGGCGTGCTCGATCTGGCCGGGCGACCGCTGGACAATCTGGAATCCCTGCTGACCAGTTGTGCCGGCCGATTGAGCTTCACCGGTGGGAAGTGGCGGCTGGCGGTAGGGGCATGGCAGCCGCCGACCGTCATCCTGGGGGAGAACGAGCTGCGAGCGCCGGTATCCTATCGCCCCTGGCGCTCACGGCGCGATCTGGTCAACATCGTGCGCGGGGCCTTCACCAGCCCGGCGCAAAACTGGCAGCCGACCGACTATCCGCCGGTGGCCGACGCCGCTTCCATCGCCGCCGATGATGGCGAGGCAGCCCTGACCCTCGATCTGCCCTTCACCACTTCGCACACCATGGCCCAGCGCATCGCCCGCATCGCGCTGCGCCAGAACCGCCGACAGAAGAGCCTGGACTGGCCCGCTAATCTGGCAGGCCTGCGGCTGGCTGCGGGTTATCCGGTGGCGGTGTCCTTGGGGCGGCTTGGCTTGGCTGGCACGCCGTTTCGGGTGGAGACCTGGCGGCTGACCGAGGAGATGGGCGTCGATCTGGCGTTGGCCGAGGATGCCGCCGACGTTTACGCCCACGATCCCTCCTGGCTGAAACCCATGTAGCCCCATGCGCGATGCCCGCTTCATCCTGCCCGGCGTTCGCGCCGCCCTGGACGGCAAGGCGCCGGCTGACCATAGCCACAGTCTTGACGATGTGACGGGGCTGTCCACGGCGCTGGACGGCAAGGCAGCGATCATCCACAGCCACGCCCTGGCCGACCTGCCGGTGGCCAATTTGGGGGAGAGCGATCCCGCAAAGCTTGTGCGCGCCGACGATCCCCGGCTGTCGGCGGGCAGTGGGGCAGGCGGATTGGCAGCCCAGCGCAATCTGGTGGTCAATGGCTGTGCCCGCGTCTCCCACCGTCCGGCCGCCCCCCTGGCCGCCACCTGGCAGCCGGGGGAGGTCGATTTGTGGCGGGTCCGGGCCGACGGCAGCCCCAGCGCCGGCACGGTGAAGCGCGCCACGGGCGTGTTCACCCTGTCGCCGTCGGGGGCCGCCTGCCTCGTCCAGGGTGCCACCCTGGGCAGCGGTGGTGCCATCCATTGGCGCCTGCGTCTGGAGGCGGCCGATGCCTTGCGGTTACGTCACAGCTCGGCGGTGCTGTCGGCGCGCGCCTACCATGATTGCGGGCGGGATGTCGGCTGGACCCTGACGCTGGCCCACGCCGGCGCCCCCGACAGCTTCTCCAGCGTCAGCACCATCGCCACCACCACCATCACCGTGCCCCACGACAGCAACACCGACCTCGTCCTGGCCGTGCCCGACATGGGCGCCTGCGAGACCGGGCTGCAGATCACCGTCACCGCCGCGTGCGGGGCCGTGTCCGGCCGCTGGTTCTATCTGGGTGCCGTCCAGTTGGAAGCGGGAAGCACCGCCACAGACTTCGACTTGCGCCCCAGCGCCCTTGAGACGGCCCTGGTCCACCGCCAGCTTCGGCCGATCGCCACCGCCTTCGGCCGCGCCAATTCCGGCACCAACATCCAACTGACCGTCAACCATCCCGGTATGCGGGCGGCCCCCGCCTATCAGGTGACAGGGGCGTTGACCATCACCGACATGGTGACCGCCAATTATACGCAAGCCTCCGCTGGCATCGGCAGCATCCACGAGCGCACCGCGGACGGCGGGCGCTTTGATGTCAGTGGCTTTTCCGGTCTGACCAGTGGCACCCCGGTGGTGTTGACCAGCCTCGGCGGGCGGCTGCTCGCCAGCGCGGAACTCTGAACCATGCCGGCCGCGATCGATGATGTGCTGATCCCCGGCCAGCCGGTGGACAAGCAGCGCCTGCGCGACTATCTGCGCGGCCGGGAGATCGCCGTGCCGCAGAGCTACGGCGGCATCCCCGACGGCGTCTCCGACTGTTCGGACGCCATCGAGGCAGCACTCGCCGCCGCCCCCACCGTGCTGCTGGTGCCGGGCACCTACCGCGTCTCGCAGCCCGTCGTGCTCGGCTACGGCCAGACCCTGATGGGGGTGGGGGAAGGCTCCGTCCTCCAGGCGCGGCCCGATCCATTCGACGGGGCGGCCCCGCTCTACAGCCAGACCGGCTGGAATGCGGTCGAGGTGGTGGATGGTTATGCGGCCATCCGCAATCTGCGCATTGTGGGCGGGGCCAGTGGCATCAAGCTGTTTGGCCGCGACGGACCCTGCGTGAAGACGGTGATCGAGAACGTCTCGATCTGGGACGCGGTGATCGGCATCGTGCTGGACGGGTACGATAATCCCGACCGCCCCTGCTACTGGAACCACATCGCCCGCGCCCTGATCGCCCGGCCGCAGCTGCACGGGGTGCTGCTGACCGTGGACTCCACCGGCGACACGCCCAATGCCAACAAGTTCCACGACGTCCGGGTCTATTCCCTGGCGGCCCCCATGTCCGGCTGCGGGTTCTTCGTCTCGGCTGGGCGATTCAACAACAGCTTCGTCGACTGCGAGGCCAACCTGCATCCGGGGGCGGAGGCCTGCTTCCGGCTCGGGTTCTCCACCGACCAGAACCTGATCGTCAACTTCTACGCCGAGAGCCTCGGCCCGGTGCCGGGCATCCGCATCGACGGCGGCTCGCAGAACACGGCCATCCTCAACCTGTTCTCCGCCACCGGCGGGGCGCCGATCTGGGACACCACCGGGGCCGGCCGCTACACCGCCTTCAACGCCGGCCATCCGGTGAAGAACCACCTGAAGCGCACCGAACTGACCGAGGCACGCATCGGGCGGCTGGAACTGGAGACCGCCTTCACCGAAGGCATGGCCAGTGTCACCCTCGATCCGGCGCGGGCCGTCCACCTGATCAGCGCCTGGACCGGGCCGGTCACCGCCGAACTGCCCGATCCGCACCCGCACAACGGCGTGGTGCTGGTGGTCAAGAAAAGCGACAGCGGCCCCCACGCCGTGACCGTCACGCAGGCCGGCGGCGGTGGCCCCGACGCCGACCCGGTCCGGCTCGGCCGGCGCGGCGACCATGTCGTCGTCGTCTCCAATGGCGCGGCCTGGCACATCATCGCCGCCCGCTACGACCGTCCCGCCGCGGTCTGGCCCAATCCCACCGGCAGCGCCTTCACCCGCAGCCTGAACGCCGACGGCTCCACCCTGGCGGACGTTCGCGCCGTGCTGCGCGCCCTGATCCTGGACCTGAAGACCGCCGGGATCCTGTCCTGAGCCCCCGACCCGAAGGAGACCCGCCCATGACCACCGCCGAATGGGCCCTGCTGGTTGCCATCGTCGCCCATGGTGCCGCCATCATGGCGGCGCTTCTGAAACTGGTCGCCTGGCGCACCGCCAAGGTGGCCGTCATCGAAGGCCGGATCGGCACCCTGGAACGCGCCGTCGACAACGACATCACCGGCCGCCGCGTGGTGGCGCAGATCGTCAACGATGTTGCGGTGATCAAGAGCGAGATTGCGGAGGTGCGGCAGGCGTTGCGACATGCTGAGCATTGA